ATGTTGGACGCAACATGGGAGTGACTGAATAAACTTACTGGCAACCGCTAGTTAAGGTGATGAGACACAGGTGGTGCTGCTGCAGCGATGCAGAACCGATCAACCAATCGGGTCTCAGGCAATAACGTATTTTACTTCTGTAGTAATGCCCGTTATTTGTTGGTATACAGGATTCCAACCTCCCTCTTTTTATATTATGGTAAGACCTTCGGGTCTTTTTTTGTGTCTAAGTATAAACTCGTAGGCATTAATATTTCTTTCAAATTGCCATAATATTAGTATGTTAAAAATAAATAGTAGCAGAATTAGGATCAAACCAATGTAACCAAACCCCTTATATCATAATCGTCAAATGGAGGAAGCTCATGCACCACAACATAGAATCTCGCAATCAGTTATCAGCTTGGAGTCATACAGTATCTGATTACATCCAAAAGGAAGAAATGTTACTGGATGAATATTACGAGTGTTTGATAGATTGTGATATCGGAAGACACGCGAGTGGTTGCAGGCGAATGTGTAAGGATATTTTAATTACCTAAACCTAAACGTATAGATAGAGGGGAAAAACACCCCTCTTTTTTATTGCTAAATACTATTATCACAATGGACTTACATTATGGATTATAATCCTTATTCTCCTGAGTGGCATCGAAAAAGGTATCTACAAGAAGCATTGTTCAAATACCTTGACGACTATGTTGCGAATGATATTATTATAAATGATATCAAAGATATTCTTCACAGTAGATCTGATGAAGCATATAAAGAGTATACAAAACTCAACCAACTCCAAGCCAAACTCAGCACTGATTAAAAAATGCTTTCAACCCAATACCGACTCCGATTGGAGTCTATCTGCAAACAGATCGTAGATGGTGAAAATGTCAAGCTAGAAGACATGATTTGGGCACAAAAACTAGCAAAAAGAAATACCACTGCTGCAACTTGGATGCGACAAGCACGACAGAAAGCAGCAAATCCCGATATGAAAAAGGGAGGTACCGATGATTTTCTGAATAAGATGGGGTTAGGAGAACCCGACCCATCTGATTATAGAGAAGGGTTCAATAGTGCTGACGATATAGGTGAATGGTTTAATCGAGATAAACCTGACGATTGGAGACAACGAGACTAATGGCAAACTGGTATCAAGACCAACTAACAAACAGGAATTTTCTATCCCCTATAGGATTTTTATTCGTATTGAATAAAGCTAAGAGGGTATCTTTCTTGTGTCAAAAAGCAATGATACCCACGTTAGAACTAGGACAAGTTGATATTCCTACAGCAGGTTTTGTTCCTTTACCTAGAGAGGGTAATATACAATACGGTGCATTAAGTCTTGAATTTATAGTTGATGAAGATCTAAGAAACTATATGGAACTTCATAACTGGATGCGTGCATTAGGAACACCACAAGACGGATTAGAAAGAACTGATTGGAATGCAAGATTTGCAAACGCACCTTCCGAAGATGCAAGATTCTCTGATGGAACTCTACAAGTATTAAATAATAACAACTTAGCAAACTTTGACGTAGTATTCAAAGACTTATTTCCTATATCACTATCTACATTATCATTTGATTCTTCATCTGATGATAATGATTTTATGATTGCAGAAGCAACATTTAGATACATGTTGTACGAAATAAGAAATGTAAATACACAAACAAGAAGATGAAGAAGTTCAATCTATTTAAGTTTGAGCATACATGGGGTGGTAATGATAACTGGTATACTAAATCTAGAAGGTGGGCAAAGAAGCAACCTTTTCCTCTAAATCATTTAGTTACAGGTTTTATAGAATGGTTGCATATTCAGTGGAATGATGGTAAAATAATTATGGCTATGGACGACGTTGATCGTCAGGTAGATAAAATCCAATCCCAGTGGGAGGAAAATGAGCAACAAACAAGACACAACATCGTGGAGACTGGAGTATTTGGAGATGAAGGCTGGTCTCTCGAAATTACAAATCCGATTGTTGAAAGAAGGTCCGAGTCAACTAGCACAGGCATGGTTACTCCAAGCGATGCACAACGACTACAAAAAAATGAAGGGGATCAAGGAACCTCCCAGTAGGGAATCTGGATATCAGATTTCAATGAAAGAATGGTTTCAACGTGAAAAGGATCAAGGTGTATGAATCTTGAATCTTTACAGGAGATGTGGAGAAAAGATAGTGTAATCGATACTGATCTATACTGCGAAGAATCTACAAAGATTCCACAACTCCATATGCGTTACATGGAATTTTTTAACACGTACTCCTTGATGAAAAAGGAACGTGAAATAGAAATGCGAAGACTGATTAGAGAGAAATGGTTATATTATAAAGGTAAAGCACCATCAAAGGTATACAAAGAAATGCCTTTTGATTTTAAACTTACTACAAAAGAAGAAGTTAATATGTTTATAGAGTCTGATGAAGACATCTGTAAACTACAATATAAGATCGACTACATAGAACAGATCATAAACTTTCTTGAAGGTGTTCTAAGACAAATTGGTAATCGTAATTTCCAAATTAAGAACGCTATCGAGTGGGAAAAATTTAAAAATGGATTTTAATGAAATACGGTGACGCATACAGAGTTATTCAATTAGCACCTGCTGCTATGAATATTGTTAGATCTGCAATATCTAAATCAGATCTAGAAATGAAAGAAGCAGGTACAAATAATAATCCAGAATCAACTGCTAGAAGTAGTCAGATAGCATGGTTATATGATAATGATTTGGCACAAATGTTATTTGATGTAGCAAAACAAATAAATCAATTATCGGGTTGGAACTTAAGTATAAAAGGTTTAGAACCAGTTCAGTTTGGAATATATCCTGAGGGTGGTCACTATGGTTGGCATGTAGATCAACATAAAAGACCTGATCCTAAGATGAATGGTATGGTTAGAAAGATCAGTTGCACTGTATTTTTAAATGATCCTAGTGAATACGAAGGAGGGGAGTTTGATATTGAGATATATAAACCAGAGGCAGAACCAAGATATTCTACTATAAAAGAATCTAAAGGATCTGCAGTATTTTTCCAAGGTGACCAATGGCATAGGGTAAGACCTGTCACATCTGGATTGAGAAAGTCACTTGTAGCATGGTTTTATGGACCTCCTTATCTCTAAGAAGAATGAAGTCTACTTAAAAGTTGAAGCAGAACCTCATTTGAATTATGAACTAGCAGATTTCTTTACCTTTGAGGTAGAGTCTGCGAAGTTTATGCAGAAAAAAAGAAGATATAAAGGTTGGGATGGAAAGATAAGATTATATTCACCTGCAACAGGAGAGATATATTGTGGTCTTGTAGATTATCTTACAGATTGGGCAGAAGAAAAAGGATATCAATATTCAATAGAAGAGCATGAAAACTTTGGTCACCCTCAAGAAACTAATGAGTTTGTGACTCCAGAAGCTGTTGGTCAATTCGTGAAATCACTTCGCGTACCATTTCCCGTAAGGGACTACCAGTATAAAGCAATATACGAAGCCCTAAGATACAACAGACGACTCCTATTGTCGCCAACTGCAAGCGGTAAATCATTGATGATCTATGCATTAATTAGATACCATACTAATGTGAGTAGAAATGTTTTAGTTGTAGTTCCCACTACATCTCTTGTAGAACAAATGTATAAAGACTTTGCAGACTATGGTTGGAGAACCAAAGATTGCCATAAAATCTATGCAGGTGCAGACAAGTATACAGATCATAGCGTAGTTATCACTACTTGGCAATCAATTTACAAAGAACCTCGTAAGTGGTTTGATAGATTTGATGTAGTGATAGGTGATGAAGCACACCAGTTTAAAGCAAAGTCACTGACTACATTGATGTCAAAACTTCATAAATGTAAATATCGTATTGGTTTTACAGGAACATTAGATGGTGCAAATGTAAATCAATTAGTATTAGAAGGATTATTTGGTAGATGTTCCAAGGTCACTAAAACAAATGAACTAATTAAACAAGGTCATCTTGCTAAACTAACTGTAAAAGTAATACTTCTTAAGCATGAAGAAAAAATATTTGAAGGATATCAAGATGAAATAGATTACTTAGTAGACCATGAAGGACGTAATAAATTTATTAGAAACCTAGCAACAGATCTAAAAGGTAATACTTTAATTTTATTCAACTATGTAGAAAGGCACGGTCTGCCTCTTTACAACTTGATAAATAGTCATACAGACAAACCCGTGTATTTCGTTCACGGAGGTGTTGATGTTGAAGATCGCGAAGATGTTAGAGTATTAACTGAGAGATCAGATAACGCTATCATTGTAGCATCCTATGGAACTTTCTCCACAGGAATCAATATCAAAAAACTACATAACATTATTTTCGCTAGTCCTTCTAAGTCTAGAGTACGCAACCTACAATCTATAGGACGTGTATTAAGGAAAGGAGAAAATAAGTCACAAGCAACATTATATGATATTGCAGATGACATTTCCACTGATAGAGGAAACAATTATACATTGAATCATCTCATGGAAAGAGTCAAAATTTACAACGAAGAAAAATTTCATTATGAAATCATAGATGTAAAAGTAAAAGCTTATGATTAATTACACAAAAAAAGACCAAGACTTTCACGGAATTTTTAAATTAGTAAGTGGTGAAGAGGTGCTCGCCAAAGCGGTCATCACTGAAGATGGTGGTGAGTGTCTTGTTTTTATGCAAGATCCTGTAGTCATACACACAATAACAAATCCTATTAGTGAGAATAAAGTAATGCGTGGTATGGGATTTACTAAGTGGATGCCCATGTCTGACGAAGATTTTTTTATTGTTAGAGATAGAGATATTGTTACAATGGGAACTATGTCCAAACCAATTATATTAATGTATGAAGCGTTTATCGGTGGCGACCTCGACCCAAATGAACCTCATAAAAGACAGTCACCTGCAAAAGATTCCGAGGGGTATCTAGGAAAAATTGAAGAAGCTAGAAAGAGATTTGAGAATCTATATCGCTCTTGAACCCTTACAGTGTTAGTATACATAGAATGTTGAGGGTTGTCAAGCCCCTCCATTTATGTTATACTTTGAATATCAAATAAAACCTATATGAAGAAAGCAGCACCTAAAAAGCGACAACACTATGTTGATAACCAAGAATTTCTTGCTGCAATTATTAAGTATAAAGAGAAAGTAGATATTGCTAAAGAAAAAAACTTACCAAAACCTCGCGTCAGTAATTATATTGGTGGATGTTTTTTAAAAATTGCTACGCATCTTTCATATAGACCAAACTTTATTAACTACATGTATAAGGATGATATGGTCTGTGATGGTATTGAGAACTGTATTCAGTACATCGACAACTTTGATCCTGCCAAATCAAGAAATCCATTTGCATATTTTACACAAATTGTATACTATGCATTCCTAAGACGTATTGCAAAAGAGAAACGTCAGATGGATATTAAAGATAAAATTTTAGAGAAGTCTGGATACGATCATGTGTTCAGTGTTGATGGAGATGGAGGAGCAGAATATAATCAAATCAAATCCCGTGTTGAAATGAATTCTAAAAGATGATTCCTACTACTGTTCAAGATAATTTCTTTGACAGACCTGATGAACTTGTAAGACTAGCAGATTCTCTAGAGTTTTCACCTGCCGAAGAACAACAATATCCTGGTGCACGTTCTGCACCTTTTTCTCTCATTGATAGAGACTTAGATAGATTCGTTGGTCAACGTATTCTTAAATCATGGTTTCATGCAAGTGAGTTTTCTTGGTCAACTGATCTAAACTGGATTTCTGATATTAGATTTCAAATTGTTGAACCTGCACATGAAGATCAGTATCATATAAAAAATCGTGGATGGGCACATTTTGATGCATCAACTAGGTTTGGTGGTATCGTTTATCTAAATCCTGATCCAGAACCAGATACAGGAACTGATATTCTGCAAACTAAAAAAGGATACTTTTGGAGTAAACCTGATTCTATTGAGATAGAAAAAAGATTTTATAATGATCCTTCTTCAGTATCTGATGAAGAATACGAAAAAGCATGGAGAGATATAAATGATCAGTGGGAAGAAACTATTAGAGTAGAGAATAGATATAATCGTCTAATGGTTTTCAATAGTCAACAGGCACATCGAGTTCATACTTTTGGACACAAACAAAAGAGATTAACTATTTCATTCTTCTTTCATCAACTTCGGGGTCCTAATCCTCCGTTCTCTAGATTTTAATTATGTTTCCTATTATTTCATGTGAGCATTTTTTTGACGATCCTCAAAAAATTGTTAATTTTTCTGAACAACTAGAATATTTTCCTGCAGAAAAAAATCAGTATCCTGGTGTACGATCCGATACTCTTTATAATATTGATCAAAACCTAGATAGGTATGTAGGCAATCGCATTCTAAGAAATTTTTATCATAGTAAAAATTGGAGTAATTATAATAATATTAATTGGAATGCAGAAATAAGATTTCATAAAATAAAACCAATGCATGAAGATCCATATCATCCTAAAAATTGTGGGTGGATTCATAAAGACTCTACAACTTTATTTGCAGGTCTCATTTATCTCAATAGAGTCCCAGAACCAGATACAGGAACTGACATTTATATTGAGAAAGATGGTTATGCATGGACAGAAGACGAGGATACAGAACTAGAGCACAAACATTACAGTGGTGAAGAAGTGCTTGACGAGGATTATATAAAAGCGTATAATAGAGTGAATGGACAGTATGAGTTGTCCATCTCATTTAAAAATGTTTTCAATCGTATGATTGCTTATGACAGTCAGGTGTCTCATTGTGCCAGAACTTTCGGAAAAGATCAAGAGAGATTGACATTGACATTTTTCTTTAAAGATCTTATTGGATCACAACCACCTGGTGCAAGATTCGGATGAAACTATTACTAATTACTGATCAACATTTCGGTGTAAGAAATGACAATGTACATTTT